GGTTTCAAAAAATTCTTTAAAATATTTGCAATTGGGTTGGCCGTACTTGCAGGTGCTGCATTGATGGTAACAAGTCAGGGTGTTGAATTATTCAGAATGATGAGAGAAGGATTCAATCTTCTCGTTGATATGTTAACACCAGTAGTTCAAATATTAATGGATGTTTTTGGTAAGCTGTTAGAAGTTGTACTGGGTCTATCAAATGCACTAATGCCTATTATCACTCTATTCTTAACTTCACTAATGCCAATCATTAAATCAGTAATGGACTCTCTTGCTAAGGTGTTTATGATGATTGTTAATATGTTGGCGCCTTTAATCTCAACACTTGTCAATACTGTCATGCCTGCATTGAAGCCTGTGATGGATGTATTGTTATTCTTGTTTGAGGTGATTGCTGATACAGTAATAAACATACTTCAGCCAATCTTCTCACTCTTTGTTACTAGGATGGCTGCGATTGCTAATGTTATTGGTTTCATTGCATCGATTGCAATGGCTGTTATAACATTGTTTACAGAAGGACCTGCAGCAGCATTTAATATGTTAAAGAATGCTGGTGACTTTATTATAGCTGGTATTGCTGACTTGATCAATGGTATTATTGATTTTGTTGCAGGAGTTGTAGATGCAATTCCTGGACCTAACTTCGGTCTTGCAGATAAGATTAGAAGTATGAAAGTAGAGTTCGGTGATAAAGCTAGAGAAAGAATGGCACAACGTAATGCTGAGAACGATGGAACAATAGCAAAGCAACTGGAAGAGTCAGGTGCAATTGACTTCGGCTTAACACAATCAGAGTTTGAAAAAGTTGTTGCAGATAAAGTAGAGGCTGGTGAAATATCTAATGTAGTTGGTAATCAGCTACTTGCAAGAAAGCTAGAATTAGATCAAGAGCAAGAAGAATTTAGTAAAACATCAGATGCCGAGCCTGCAGAAGGCGTAGACATTGCTGCAATGATTGCTGAAAGCATGGGCGAACAACAACAAGAGACTGCTGAGCGAGCTGCTACTATGGAAGAAGAGCTTGCTAAGGGTAGAGGCCAAGTATTACAAACAGAAAATGTAGTAGTCGGTCCTCAAGTTCAATCATCTGTCGGTGTTAATGAAAAGACTACTGAAGCAACCGAATCTCAAAAAGACACACAATCATCATCGAGCCAAACAACTGTTAGTGCTCCTACTATGAATAGTTCAACTGTGGTAAGTAATAAATCCACTACCAGCTTTGGAACCAGTAGTGGATCTAATAGTTTAGGTCATAGACACAGACGTGTCTTGCCTGGTATAGCTTAGTCCTGAGCTAACTTCTTAAAGAATTCTAACGACTCATCGTCATCATCTACGCTAACTTCTGGAGCTGCTGGAGCAGGAGCTGCTGCACTTACTTTAGGAGCTGGAGCTTCTTCCATTACTGGAGACTCAGCTGTAGTAGTTGGTGCTGCACCTTCTAAACCTAACACTCTGTTTAGTTTAGCTTGAAGCTCTTCATAAGTTTTGAAGTTGCTAGGATTGATGAACTCTTGTAGAGAGTTTTCTGATTTCCAGATTCCCTCTAAAGCTTCATCATCTTGAAGCAATGGAGCTGATGGATCAAACTCAGACTTATCATAGTTTCTGTAGCCTTCTACATTTCTAATTTTAAGTTTGAAGTCTGCACCTTCCCATAAGTCGAATGGGTTCATTGGACTTTCATCTTCGAACTGAGGGTTCATCGCCTCGTTCAACTTATCAAAGATTTTCTTCCCGTACTTGTACAAGAATACTTTACCTTCGTTCTGTGGGTTAGATGGATCCTTCACAACATAGATGTTAGAGATGAAAGACAAACGTCTTTTCTGCTTTCTAACTTTATCTTTGTTGGCTTCAATTCCACTGTTCCATAACATAGAGTTATACTCTGAAACTGGGTCTTTCTGTCCAAGTGTTGTGAGAGAGTTCTCAATAAACCAGCCGCCTGGTCCTTGGAATCCATGATCCCAAATTCTAACAAACGGTACGTCTTCGTTAGCTGGTTCAGGTAAGAACCTGATTACAGCATAACCATTACCAGCCTTATCGACGTCAGGTTTCCAGAACCTGTCATCTGGTCCGTTTGCTGGGGCTGTTTTGTTTAGCTTATTAATCTCAGAAGTGAGATTTGCGAAGCCTTCGGTGCGGTTGCGCTTGAGCGCGGCAAATGTATCTGTCATATATCCTCCGTATGCGTTGTATGCGTTATATTTGCGTTTTATTAATTAAAGCGATCTTTTACGATTGCCTTATACTTATTTATGTCAACTGACATGAAGGGACGAAATTTATTCGACTTTAATTTAACCTGTGGCCAAATAACATCGTCTGCTAAATGTTTGTCCCAGTACTTATAATTATACACCATCATGTCTATTAAAGTCAACGTCTCAATGCAAATATCTTTGCGCATGTATAATCTAAGTAGATACGGATGCTCATTCTCAGGAACAATAATGTTCTCATCAAAGTCATCCTTAAATTTAGAAAGGTCTTCCTTGAAAGTATAAGTTAGCGACTGCTTACGTTTACGGTAGTTTTCATATACCTCAGTGCACTTGTCGTCTCTTAGTTGACCGATCCAAAAATCATTGTCGCCATCTAAAAAGTTGGCTAGCAAAAACTCTTCTACGTTCTTCTGTTTAGATAGTTTGTAGAAGAAGTACTTGTCCTTCCGAATATCAAATGAATGTTGATTTGCTTTTACTTTACCATTGTATTTGTGATAGTCATAACTGTCACTACTGAAGTGTCTCTTCATTGCGAGATACTTTTGGTAAACTTCAAACGGTTCCACTATGTTTATTCTTCCG